TTTGTCTACATAGTATCCATTTTGTTTTGTCGATAGTTCTCCTTTCTGTACGCTTGAAGATTGCTCTCCGGTGAGCGTTGCAAGAGGTACACCGAAATAGTCAGCTATTTTCTTTAATTTGTCTATCTTCGGAGTATATTCGCCCTTCTTCCATGCAGCAAGTGTCGAGCGTGAAACACCTGTTTCTTTTGCGACCTTGTAAGCGGTCAATCCGCTTGTTTGTAGTAATTCATTAAATTTTTCGTACATTTTTCTGTCCTAGTTTATAAAATAGTTAAGAAAGTTTTACGAAAAGTTTACTAGGTGCGTTCAGATTTCTGTGTTACAATACAGCCATAAGGACGTTAAGAAAACTTGACGTAAGCAAAATTAATTAATAAAACTTAACTAAATTATAGCAAAAGGAAAGAGGTGAATCAATGGAGTACACCAAAATTGAAGGTTTGATGAAAGCCAAAAACATCACAGCCTACAGAATGTGCAAGGATTTGAATATCAGCACTCCTTCTGTTACAGCTTGGAAAAAAGGCGATTACAAACCAAGTTTGAGCAACTTGAAGAAAATTGCTGATTACTTCAACGTGCCAATTGATTATTTCTTGTAATTAAGAAAGGAAACCACACATATGAATTTAATTCCTATTAATATCACCGAAACAGATGAGCAATTTGTAAGTGGTCGAGATCTCCATATGTATCTAGAAATTGAAACACCATATCCTAAATGGTTTTCAAGAATGTGTGAGTATGGCTTTACAGAAAACCTCGATTTCAAGGCAGACAAAAATGTCCGAGTTCAATTAGAGGGTAACAGAAATGTAAGCCGAGAGGTTATAGATCATAAGTTAACTATCGAGATGGCTAAACAATTGTGTATGCTCGCACGAAATGAGAAGGGCAAGCAAGCAAGGGAATACTTCATCCAAGTG